TGTGTTTGTGTGGATATATCAAACAAACTTTATAATTTATCCATAACTATAAACATAAAAAGAAGTAAAGCAATAATGAAGTAAATAATATATGTTTGTTGTGTCTGTGTCTGTGTTTGATCCCTTTGTGTGTGTCTGTGTCTGTGTGTCTGTAACCTTTACAGAATTATATTAATTAATATCTTATTGTATCTGTACTTCCTTATATATCTTAAGAATATATTAATAAAATATCCTTACTTTTTTTAAAAATATTTGATTAAAAATAAGTCCCTAAAATTTTTTAAGTGGTATGGTGGTGTCGCTCCATACAGTTTTTTCACTTTTCAGTTTTATATGTCGCTCTTATCATTCTATCTCTTCATTTTATCTTCTTATGTCTTATTGCACTATCGTGGAGCAGTTTCTTATTTTTACTGAAATGTGGATATTTTCTGTTGCAACATCTTGTCGGTTTCAAGCTATTCTCCTTGTTCCCATGCAGTCCATCATTCCACTATCCCATCGCCATCATGCCCCATCGTAGCTCTCTCCTATGTGCTTCTTTCAAGGAAATAATGGTTCTCCTTTCTATGAAATATAATATATGCCTTATCGCATCACCTATAATATTTTCTATTAAACAATCTTTAACTGTCTACCTATGGGTAATGACACTATATATAGAGAAGATAGACACATTGTGTCTATCGTATCTATGCACTTATCGATGTGCAAGGTGTGTTTCATTCGTGTTCCCTCTTATGCTCTATGTTGAACTCAAAATGGCGATTTTGCCATTCTGACCTTCTTTTCCGATTTGGAGTGTTCTCCATCATTTTTGCTTGTCATTTTTTTGAAAATCTTGTACATTTTTTGCAATTTTCTGTCAGTTTTCTTCGATTTTGTGTCAAAAAGTTTGGATTTTGTGTCAAAAGTTTGCGAAACTTGTACATTTTTGGGGAAAAATGTAATATATTTTTTACATTTTAGTGTGAAAGTTCTTGCATATCGATACTGTTCGTACCATAGCGAACATTTAAATAACTCAAATTAGAGAGTAATATTAACAACCACCACATCTCTGAAATTTTTTCGCAAATCGCAGACCTATGTGTCTACCTAATATAATTGAGAATAGGAGATGATATAATGAAAGACAAACTCCCATCACCGAAGATGGAACGAAGCAGAGAGATAATCACCACTTGCCCATTGTGTGAAAGTAAGGATTTAATCAAGGATTATGAAAGAGAGGAAATCTACTGCAACAATTGTGGGCTAATACTGTCAGACACCATACTCACCAACCACCACATAATCCCACATTCACCAAGTGCCGAAGCAAGGAATGGAGTCCACAAGACTTGGATCAGACATGAGGACAAAGGAAGATACAACAATTCCGAAACCACCAATTACCGACACAATATGTCTAATGAGGAACTGATGAAATGGGGTCGTGGCAGACACTTAAGACCATTATAATTATATTTTTCTTTCATATACTGCTATGCCACATTTCATTTTATTTTCACATCTCCTACCTTGATTTCATCTCTCACCATTTGGTATGGCAGTATATGAAACAAACATATACTGGAGTGTAGCTACATGGAAAACGATTTGAAGAATAATATAAGTACAGTCCTTGTGCTTGTATATGGGATTATATCACCATACATCGCCCAATATCTTTCACAAGAACAGTTTAGTGCATTGGGTCTTGCAATAATCAGTATAGCATTGGTTATTTTTTCTGCAAGGAATCCTAACACTATGAAGATTTTCGGCAACGATGACACTTGCGACTGTATAGTGAACGAAGATAAGGTACTGAATGATGAATATGAGAGTGATGGCATATGACCGAACCGAATGAGTGTTGTATGGAATCACGAATAGTCAAACTGGAAGCAGAACATGATTTACTGAAAGATGATATGAATAACTACTACGATGCCTTGAAAGAGAATACTCACAGTATTAATGAATTGTGCAAGACTATGATTCGGCATGATGAGATACTGAAAGAGCAGAGCAAGGATTCTGCAACAAGGAATGCAATCATTACTGGTGTTGCAGTTGGAATAGTGGTTATGTTTGTAGATGGGTTAATCCATCTGATATAAGATGAAATAAGGAGTGTAGGAGATGAGTAAATCTAAATTAACGAAAGACCGATGCGATTTCATCTGTGAGAATCTTCGCAGAGGTAATTATATTTCCACTTGTTGCAAGGCAGTCGGTATTAGCAGAAGCACCTTTGCGAACTGGAAGAGGAAAGGTAAGCAAGGCATTGAACCATACAAGACTTTCCTTGAGAGAGTGGAGGAAGCAGAGGCTATTGGGGAGCTTCGTTGTATGGAAGTTATCGATGATGTTGCAAGTGGAGGAAACTGGTTGGCATCTGCTTGGAAACTTGAAAGAAAATATCCACAACGATTTGGTAAGAGAGAGCGAATGGATATAGGCTCTGATGATGATTTCAAGATTGAAATAAAGAGTAAGAAATCACCTTATAAGATGGCAGATGAAGAGAGAAGATTACTTGAAGAAGATGGATAGGTGGTTCTCTTGGCTACGATTCAATGGAAGTTAACGGAGAAACAAGAGCAGTTTATTTGGGATAAACACAAATATCTGCTCATTGAGGGTTCAGCTGGAAGTGGTAAGACTATTTTTGCCGTGCATAAGGTTTTAATCTATGCTTTAACCCATAAAGGAGCAAGGATAGGTGTTTTCAGACAAACCTTACCATCATTAAAGCAGACTGCTTGGCTTGAAATAAGGGAAGCTCTTGACAATTATGGCATTCCATATAAGGAAAACAAATCCGATGGAGTAATGACCTTCCCAAACAAATCTACCATCACATTCAAGTCCACTGATGATATGCAGAAATTACGAAGCCTTAATTTAGATTTCGTGTACTGTGAACAAGCAGAAGAGATGAGCAAGGAAGTATTTCAAGAATTGGAGTCAAGGGTTCGTGGAAAAGCCAGTATGAAAGATTATGGGCAGATAATGTTGGTTGTTACACCATCAACAAAGGCTCATTGGATTTATCAACGATTCCATCTGCATAAAGATGAAGATGATGTGCAGATAGTCAGATTCCATTACACCGACAACACATTTGTTGGTGAAGAGTACATCAAACTTGCAGAGGATCGTAAGAAATATGACTACGATAACTACTTGCGACTTACATTAGGTCGATGGCAAGATACTGGTGGACTCATTTATACTCATTATGATATTTCAATAAGCCATAAAGGTTATGAATATTATACTGGTTGTTGCGACTTCGGATTCAACAATCCAAGTTGTTTCCTATTATTAGGTTGGGTTGATAATGAATGTTATGTAGTTGATGAAATCTACGAATCACATCTGATTAACTACCAGTTCATCGGCAAGATTACCAAACTGTTGCGAAATCATGGACTCTCTCCTAAAGACTTGAATGCAGTATACTGCGATAGTGCAGAGCCTGATAGGATAGAAGAGTTTGTAGAGTATGGTTTCAATGCAGTAGGTAGTATTAAGAATGTTGAAGCTAAAATCAATGCAGTAAAAGGTTGCAAACTACATATTGCACCGAATTGTGAAAACACCATTAAGGAGATTGAAAGCTATTCTTGGCAAAAGGATAAAGATGGCAATGACTTGGATAAGCCAGTAAAAGTCAATGACCATGCGATGGATAGCCTTGCATATGGTATCTATGGAACTGTGGGGATTTTAAGCCCAAGCAGAGATTATAAGGAAAAAGTTAAGATTTATATGTATTAGAACAGAGATGGAGGTGATAAGATAGCGAATATTTTTCAGAGAATCAGTAAAGCAAGTAAAGTATTGTTGAATGCTTATCCGAACGAAGTCCACGAAATCGATGTAAACAAGGCAGAAAGGCGAAACTGCGATGCAGTCGATTTGTATGACTCAACACCATCTCGTGTGAACGATACAGTAAAGAATAGGCGATTTGCTTCAACACATGACTCTCAAGTGCAAGGTATCCTAATGGATTTGATGGTGAAAACCAATACTAAATGGTTCATCGATGGAGATAATCAGAAAGCAGTTGAGCATATTGAGAAGATGTGTGATGAATGGGATTTGGATAACCTTATCGATGATGCACTTTGGAAAGGTTTCGTTGATGGTGATGCTTTCCTTTACACAAGGATTGTTGAAAATCATGTCAAGCCACGATTCCTTGCTTTTGATGGAGTGGATTTCAAGATTAAGGAAGTGTATGATGAGAATGGTGATTTGCTTGGTTATAAACAAGTCATTCAGAAGAATGCAAGAACCAATAAGGGTTGGTTGAAGAAGAAGTTTGATGAGCTTGATGAGGATATGACCGAAGCAGAAGAAAGCTTTGAACCATCAGAGATTATACACTTGAAATATATGGAAAGAGATGGCAAGGCTCACGCTCTTGTAAGTGGAGTGTTAGAACCAGTCTACTATAAGAGAGTATTGAGAGAGCAGATGCCTCTGACCGTATATAAGAACAGTAACATCATCTCTGTTACAATGGGTAATGAGCATCGAATGACTTCCGACCTTGATGAAGAACAGAGAGATGAGGTTGCAAAAAACTTAAGCGATTATCATATGAAAGGTTGCCTAATCTTACCTTATGGAATCGATGTTGAAGTATTGAAAGGTGGTACTTTACCACAAATACAAGATTACATCAAGTATTTTGAGAAAGAAGTCTATATTGGACTCAATACTCCCGAAGCAGTATTTTCAAGTGAGTCCAGTAATCGTGCAACTGCAGATATTCAGTTAGACAGTTCAACTACTGGTAGAGTATTGTTTCTCCAATACAACGAGGATTGGGTAGCGAAATATGTAAATAAGATGTTTGCAATGGAACTGGACTTACAGAACATCAAAGGAGAAGTTTGGCTTGAGTTTGAAAGACAAGAGCTAACTGATGAAGAGATAGAAGCAGAGCAGACAGATGATGAAAGTCTGCATAAACCAATAGTGAAGAAAGGACAAGAGAACTTTGATAGGACTGATTCGACCAGTATAAGTAAACAGAGTGATAATAGTGGTAATAAATCTCACGATGTACCTAATATTACTCGTGAGCAGAACAGATATAAAAGGGGAAGTGGTTAGATGGCTACTGACCTTTTAACTCAACTGGCAGACTTGTTTAACTATAAAGAGTACGATTCTGACCTTGAAGAGAAAGAATATGGTCTTGCAATCCTTATGTGCTTACAAGATTTCTGCAAAAAGTACAATAGTAAATCATATTCATATATTGAGAAACATTTCGATGAAGATTGCATAAAACTGCAAGATAAACTCTTGCAAATCAATGACAAGCAGTTTGAGAAATACGAAGAAGCCACAATCCGAAAGGAACTGTTAAATCAAGACATTCCCACCAATCTGCATAAAAAGGTTAAACTCGATTATGATATTAAGACTACAAAGCAAGTGATGGAAACCACCATAAAGAATGCCATTACACAATTACGAAATGAAGTGAAACTCAACCAACAAGTAGTTAAAGACAGAAACAACGAAGAAGATTTTAACCTAACACCAAAGATGAAAGATGCAGTAAAGAAAATCAAGAATACTGTATCATATGGCACAAATGTATCATTACAGAAGATACGAAGAGCATCATACGAATACCATTATGGAAAGAACTCCAAATACTACTGGGTTACAAGAGGTGATGAGAAAGTCTGTGCTTGGTGCAGACAACAAGAGAAATCACCACCACGAAAGATGGAAGATTGGGAATTAGACCATATGTTCGGCAGATGCTCCTTTAAACCTGCGAATGCAGAGGCAACCGATGACTATGTAATGGTTGTAATGGGAGGTCATAGATAATATGATAGAATTGTGGAAGATAGGACAATATGACTACAAGGATCAAGGATTAGACAAGCCTATCATTTATAATCAAGAATTTTTACGAAGAGTTGCAGATGAAACCGACAAGGTAGATGTAACTGATGAACATACTGACAAGGTAATAGGTTCGTTATCTAATATCACATTCAAAGGTGGCACATTATACTGTGAAGAACCATCAGAACTTGATATTAGTGGGAAAGGGTTAAGTCCAGTCTTTGATTGCGACTTAGTGGATAAGGGAACTTATTATGAGCCAGTCAATTTCAGTATGAAAGTTGTTGGACTAACCGATAATCCAAGAAATAGGGTTATCTATAACAGTATTGCGAAAGGAGATGATGATGTGAGTGATGAATTAAGGGCAATGCTTGACAAGAAAGAGGAAACTATCGCAGAACAGAGAGAAGAGATAGGAATACTCAAAAA